GACCCCCGCCACGGATTCAAAAGCGTGGGCGAGTTCCTCAAAACGGTCTGCCATGCGCAAAAGCCTGGCAATGGCATCGATGAGCGCTTGCTGATCGGCGCTAACCGGGGTGCTGCGGTTCCTGCCAACTTCGGAGCCGAGGGCTCGGGCCAGGACGGCGGCTTCCTGGTACCACCGCAGTTTGCGCAGGAAATTTTCCAACTCTCTTTAGGGGAGGACTCCCTCTTGCCGATGACCGACAACGTCGAGATCACGGGCAACACCATGGCGTTTCCCAAAGATGAGACCACGCCCTGGGGCACCAACGGCATTCGCGCCTACTGGCAAGGCGAGGCAACGCCTGCGGCAGGGACCAAGCCGGTCCTGGGTCTGTCCAGCCTGCGCCTTAAAAAGCTGATGGCCTTGGTGCCAGTGACGGACGAACTGCTGGATGACACCAACGCGCTTTCAACCTATCTGCCCGACAAGATCGCCACCTCGATCCGCTGGAAGACCAACGAGTCCATCCTCTTTGGCTCGGGCACTGGTGTGCCTATGGGTTGCATGAGCGGTGGCTCGACGGTGACGGTGGCCAAGGAGACCGGGCAAGCCGCACAGACGCTGCTTGCCCAAAACCTGGCCAAGATGATCTCGCGCCTGCCCCCAGGATCGTTTTCCAAGGCGGTCTGGATCGTCAACAACGACGTCTTGCCCGCGCTCTTTACGCTCACCCTGGGCAACTACCCCATTTACCTGCCCGTTGGCATCAATGTCGGTGGCATCCAGGTCTCGCCCTACGGCTCTTTGCTGGGCCGCCCGGTCTTCGTGTCGCAACACGCCAACACCTTCTCGGGTCAAGGCGATGTGCTGCTGGCAGACCTTTCCTACTACCAGACGATCACCAAGGCCGGCGGCATGCAAACGGCAACGTCCATGCACCTGTACTTCGATGCCGATCTGACGGCTTTTAGGACCACCTTCCGCATGGACGGGCAGTCCAAGCTGGCAGCACCGATCTCGCCAGCCAAGGGAAGCGCTTCGCTTTCTCCCTTTGTGCAACTCGGTGCCCGCTGATCGGTAGCCGTCAACTCGTTTCAATTCTTCAAGGAGAACGCTCATGTTTCCCAATGCAAAGGGCAGTGAACTGCTCGCCATCCTCGCTACGCTCGATCCCTCCAGCCAAGCGGCCGGAACCGCCGCAACAGGCTGGATCTCAGTGGCCAACCACCACGGCCTGCTGGCCATTGTCCAGACTGGCGTGCTGGGCACGGGCGCCACGGTTGATGCCAAGGTCCAGCAGGCTCAGGACACCTCGGGCACAGGCTCCAAGGACATCACTGGCAAAGCGATCACTCAGATCGTTAAGGCCACCGGGGACAACAAGCAGGCGCTTATCAACGTCAAGCCCGAGGACCTTGATACGGTGAGTGGCTTTGGCTTTGTACGCCTGTCCGTCACGGTGGGGGTAGCAGCGAGCCAAACCGCCGCGCAGGTCCTGGGCATCAACGCCCGCGAACTGCCAGCGAACACCGCCAACCAGGCTGCTGTCGTCCAGGTCGTCTGATGCCGCTGCAACTCGTCACCCCACCCGCTGGCGAGCCCGTCTCGCTTGCCGAGGCAAAGCAACACCTGCGGGTGGACGGTGGCGATGATGACCTGCTGATCGGCTCGCTCATCACCGCGGCCCGCCAGGCAGCCGAGACAAAGACCGGCAGGCAGTTGATCACTGCGCGCTGGAAGCTGTTGCTCGATGCCTTTCCCGGGCCACTGATGCAATCTGCCTCCGGGGCGTCATTCAGCTTGCCCGGCCACGCGATCCTGCTCGCCAAATGCCCGGTTCAGTCGGTGGTGAGCATCGAGTATCTGGACATGAATGGCACCACTCAGGTGATGCCATCTAGTGACTATGTGCTCGATGCGGCCTGCGAACCGGCACGCCTGACACCGGCCTTCGGTAAGACTTGGCCGCCTACCTTGCCTCAGATGGGTGCGGTTTCAGTCACCTTTGATGCGGGCTACGGCACTGCCAGCGCAGTGCCCGAGGGCCTCAAAAGCTGGATCAAGCTGCGCGTGGGCAGTCTCTACGGGCATCGGGAAGAAATGTCCGTTCTCTCACGCGGTCGCATTGACCCATTGCCCTTTGTGGACGGCCTGCTCGATGGGTTCAAGGTGAGCTTTGTATGAGTGTCATCGGTGCCGGGCAGCTGAATCACCGCGTGCTCATCCAGCAGCCGACGACAGTCAAAGATGCCCTTGGAGCTCCCACCCAAGTCTGGGCGGACGTCGCTGTCGTGTGGGCCGATATTGCCCCAATCTCGGGACGCGAGGCGCGCATTGCAGATCGGATTGCGTCCGAGGTGAGTCACCAGATCACGGTGCGCTATCAGCCCCTCTTTGCCGATCCCAGATCGGTTGCCCAAATGCGGGTGCTGTTCAAGGGGCGTGTGTTTGCTCTTCATGGCGCGCTCAACGAGGACGAGGCCAATGTCGCGGTGATCCTGCTGGCCAGCGAGGGGGTGCGTGATGGCTAGAGTAGAGACGGTGCGCATTGAGGGTCTGGCTCAGTTGGATCGGGCGCTTCGTGAGTTACCTCAGCGCGTGGCCAATCGAGGCCTGCGGGCATCGGTTTATGCCGGTGCCAAGGTCATCCGCGACGAGGCCCGCGCTCGGGCGCCCAAGGCCGCGCAGTCGCTTGGCCCCAAGCAGCCTCCGCCTGGAACGCTCAAACGCTCGGTGATCATGAAACACGTCCGGGAGCTATCCGGTGGCGGGCGGCAGACGTTTTACGTGCTGGTCCGGCATGGCAAGAAGTACCGCAATCAAGGCAAGCGGGGCAATTTGTCTCAAGACGCCTGGTACTGGCGCTTCCTGGAGTTCGGGACACGGAAGATGAGTGCCCGACCGTTCTTGCGTCCTGCGCTGGAGTCACGCAGGCGCGAGGCAGTCAATGCCATCAAGGATCGTCTTGCCCAGCGCATTGAAATCGAAGCCAAGGCCCTGAATCGAGGTTAGCGATGCAGGACTTTTATGACGCCATCAAGCATCTGGCAGGCGGACAGGTGTACGCGGTCGTGGCTCCCCAGGACGCTCAGTACCCAACGCTGGTCTACACCCCAGTTGACAGCGCCAGTGTCGTCTCGCTCGACGGACCCAATTCGCTCAGGCGTTCCAGGGTGCAGGTCGACGCCTATGCCCGCACGCTTGCGCAATGCGACCAATTGCAAGACCAGGTGCTCGCAGCACTGCTCGCGGACATCCACACGGTCGCCGATGTACGCATGGGCCTGACTGATTTTGACGAGGAAGCCCGGATCTACCGAGTGTCCGTGGACTTCACCTACTACCGCTGACCCGCTGGAAGGCGGGTCTTTTGATTTTTCACATGGAGGCTTTCTATGCCTAGTACTGCCATCACTGCGCAGGGCATCACCATTGCCCGTTTTGGTACCACCACCTTCGAAACCATCCCCAACGTGGTTTCCTTTCAGGGGCCGGGTGGCCAGGCGTCGGTCATCGATGTCACCAATCTCGCCTCAACCTCAAAGGAGAAGCGGGTCGGCCTTCGTGATGAGGGCCAACTGTCCCTGAGCATTCACTTCAACCCAGACGATACGGTGCACCAGGGCCTGCGTACCGATCGAGCGAATCGAGCCCGACGTCAATTCAAGATCACCTTCACCGACACGACGCCTGCTGCAACCTGGACCTTCTATGGCTATGTGACGCAGTTCAGCGTGCAGGGCGGCGTGGACGCCGTGGTCGAGGCCAGCGTGACCATTGAAATCGACGGCGATATCACTGAGGCATGAAGCACATGAACATTCTTTCCAAAGACGCCATCTTGGCTGCTGACGATCTGCCGCGGGAGACGGTCAATGTTCCCGAGTGGGGAGGCGAAGTTCTGGTACGCACCATGAGCGGTACCGATCGGGATGCCTTTGAGGCGAGCCTTCTTGAAAAAGATGGTCGCATGGAGAACGTACGGGCTCGGCTTGTGGCTCTGACCCTTTGCGATGCCCAGGGCGATCGCCTGTTCAACGACAGCGAGATCGCAGCTCTAGGCCGCAAAAGCGCTCGTGCGCTCGATCGCGTGTTCTCCGTGGCCCAGCGCCTCAACGGCATTGGTGTGGAGCAGGTAGACGCTGCAAAAAAGGGCTGAAGGCCAACCCCTTTCGGCGCTCGGTTTTTAGGCTGGCACTTGCCCTGGGGATGCCAGTTCGTGAGTTGCTGGCCCGTGTGGGGTCGGATGAGCTGACCGAGTGGATGGCCTTTTACCAACTGGAACCCTTTGGCGAGATGCGAGCTGATCTGAGAAGCGGCGTGGTCGCCGCGACCTTTGCCAACGCCCACCGAACCAAAGACGCCAGGGCGTTCACGCCTGAAGACTTCATGCCCTACATCGAGCGCACAACGCCCAAAGACGATGCACGCCTCAATGTCGCTCGCTTCAAAGCCATGTTTTCTCATAAGGTGAAAAAGCATGGCTGATCTCGGGTCCCTGGTTGTCAAGCTCTCGGCTGAGACTTCCGAGTTTCGGGAGGATCTGGGGCGCACAGCCCGGCTGCTGGATCGCCACGCCAACGACATGAAGGCGTCGATGCAGCAGGTGGCCAGTGTGGCCAAGACGGCCTTTGCTGTGGTCATTGGCACCACCTCGGTCGCCGCCTTGCGCGACTTCGTCACCCACACGCTGGATGCAGCTGCCGCCCTTCAAGGCTTGTCGGAGCAGACGGGTGCAAGTGCTGCGGCGCTCTCAGGCTTCGCCCCGGTTGCGACCATCTCCGGCACTGCGATGGAAGCCATTGGTGCCAGCCTGACCAAGTTGTCCAAAGGTCTGGCCGGTGTTGACGACGAAACGGCCGGTGCGACCAAGGCCCTGCAGTTCCTGGGTGTGCGGGCCAAGGATGCGAGCGGCAATCTGCGAGATCCCGCGGAGGTCATGAATGACGTCGCGCTCAAGCTCGCGGAATTTGAAGACGGCGCCGGTAAGACGGCACTGGCCATGGAGATGTTCGGTAAGTCGGGCGCTTCAATGCTGCCCTTCCTGAAGGATCTGGCTGAGAACCAGGATCTGAACATTCGCTTGACCGCACAACAGATTGAAGAGGCTGACAGCGCGTCCAAGGCCTTGTCCCGGATGAAAGCGGAGACAAATTTCGTGGCGCAGACCCTGGTCACTGCAGCCATCCCTTCGATGAGTGTGCTGGCCAATGAGCTCAAGAATGTGCTGTTCGGGACAGACAACGCCGTCGATGGGATCCAACGTCTTCGAACCGAAGGCACGCTCACCAACTGGGCAGAAAAGACGGCCTATGCCATCGCGGTGGTCATCGACGCCTTGCGGGGAATTGGTCACACCATCAAGTCAGTGATCGGCAGTTTTTCTGCTGTCTGGGCCGACATCGAACTTGCCGGCACGTTCTTGGCGGGTGGCAAGGGCTTGAACCCATTCTCTGAGGAAAACCGCTCACGCCTGCAAGCCGCCCTCGAAAAGCGCAACACCATCGTCGCTCAGGCCAACCAGAACTATGTTGACCTTTGGGATATGCCGCTTCTGGCCGATGCGGTTACGCGTAGGTTCGAGGACATCCGCAAGGGAACCGAGGCCTCCAATGCCGTCACGCAAGCGTCCACGCCCAGAAAGCGTCTGAACTACAGCACGGCCACTGGTGCAGTCACTGCAAATGCCATGGCAGGCATCGATGGTGAAATCAAGCGCCTGCAGGCCCAAGTGGATGTGGAAAGCGCCATCCTCAAAGACCGCCAGCGAATCATTGATCTCTATGAGAGCCAGGGCTACGTAAGCTTTAAGGAGGCGACCGAAGCCCGCTTGGCTGCTCAGCAAGACTTCACCGAAAAGCTACGGGCACTGACGGATGAGGAAGAAGTCATCCTGCGCCGTGGGCTCGAATCCGTTGCGCAGACCGCCCAGGACAAACTCAAGCTTCAAGATCGCCTGGCAGAAATTGTCCTGAAACGCCAGAGGCTGGAGCGCGAGGCCCAGCAGTCCAATCTGGAGCGCCAGATTCGGCTGCCTGGCGAGACGATGAAGGATTTGACCGAGCAGGCGGCCAGAGGCGCCGGTGAACTTCGAGCGATCGAAGAGCAGATCAAGACACTGCGCGAGACGGGAGCGATCAGCGAGTTGGAGTCCCTGCGGCGCCTGGGGGAAGCCCGCCGAGACAGCGCTACCCAACTGGCCACGCTGGCAGTTCAGGCCCGTGAGATGGCAGAGGCCGCCCCAGGCAATGAAAAGCTGGCCGATGCGCTGAAAAAGATCGAGGAATCCGCCCGGCAGGCTGCTGACGGAGCCACCTTACTCAATCAGCGCGTCAAGGAACTGGCGGACCCTGAGGCTGGTTTTGCCAAGGGGCTGCGTCTGGTGGCTGAAGAGGCCGAACAGATTGGCAAGCAGATGGAGTCGGCCACGGTGCGTGCCTTCAACGGGATGACGGATGCGCTGGTGAACTTTGTAATGACTGGCAAGCTCGATTTCCGGTCTCTGGCCAACTCCATTATTTCGGACCTGATTCGCATCCAGATTCAGCGTGCGATCACGCTGCCCCTGGCTCGGGCCATGAGCAGCTTCTTTGGGTTTGCCGATGGGGGCGTAATGACCTCAGCCGGCCCCATGGCGCTGCGCACCTATTCCTCCGGAGGCATTGCCAACTCCCCACAACTGGCTCTCTTTGGCGAGGGCAGCAGACCAGAGGCCTATGTGCCGCTGCCCGACGGCCGATCCATTCCGGTCACGATGAGCGGCGGTGCCTCCGGTGGCGACGTATTCAACATTTCAGTCAGCGTCTCCGATGCGGGCGCGTCCAGCCGCGGGGATGATCCGGGCGGACGTGATCTTGGTCGGGCGATAGCCAGTGCAGTACGCCAGGAGTTGCTTGCTCAAAAGCGCGCCGGTGGTCTGCTCGATGTCCGGAGGACGGTGTAAGTGGCGACCTTCACCTGGACTCCTTCGGTTGGAGCCAACTTGTCGATGCGGCCCACCGTGCGCCGTGTGGCCTTTGGTGACGGCTATGAGCAACGCCTGGCCTTTGGCATCAACACCCAGCCCCAGGTCTGGGCCTTGGAGTTTCGGGGGCGCACCAGCACCGAGGCTGCCGCAATCGATGCGTTCTTGCGTGCACGCGGTGCCGTTCAGGCCTTTGACTGGACACCGCCTGGTGGAACTGCTGCCAAGTTCGTATGCGAGGAATGGAGTCGATCCGTGGATGAGCCCAACGTCGAAACAGTGCGAGCCACCTTCAAGCAGGTGT